CCATTTGCAGAACGACCCAACTGCACCAAGTCTGTATCGACTTGTCGAGCCAAGGCATAACCTGCGTCTGATGTATAGAAGTTACGCATAGAGTTCAAGGCTTGTGCCTCGACAATATCTTCGATCAAGCGGCTATATTCATAGTGCTTGTTGATAGATATTGTTACTTCTGACTCAGTAGCGGCAATCAAAGTAACCGCATCAGTAGCAACTTTGGCGTTAGCAGTGCCACGGGTAGGTGCAGGAATGTGAACAGTGTCACCTTTCTTGCCCTTGAAGTTCATCTTCATTACCAAGTTTGCTAAAACTAGGTTCTTTTTGTAAGCCGCAACGATTTCATCTGACCAAATATCAGGGATGAATTTGTCAGCGGTTGTTACTGTAACTGAGTTACTGGGGGAAAATGCTGTATTAGCCATGTTAAATCTCCAAAAAACGATAAGTTAAATTATTTAACCCGTCCTTCAGCGTAGGCTTGCATGATTTCTTCAGACAAGGCTTCGTATCGGTTCGGGTCGGTCATCTTCAGCCGAATAAGGTCTGCCCTTCTATAAACTCTCTTAGAACTCTCTCCAGTACCACCTACATCAACTGCGGCGGCTTTAAGGTTAGTCTTGCGTTGGGTTTCACCCGCATCGCTAGTCTGTTTAGCCTTAATACCCTTTAGTTGCTTGTAAGTCGATAACAACTCATTAGCACTGTCATAGTCAAACTCACCATCTGCTCTCGCATACAACCCTAACCGAATAGGTGAAGATTTCACCCAGTTCTGAAAGTCCGTATCTTGTGCAATTTGCCCAAAATCAGGGTGGTCTTGCGCTAACTTCTGCTGAATCTGCATCTTTTTGAAGTCTAGAGCCGCTTGGCGACCCGCTACTACATCAGGATGACTATCAACTGTCTTACGAATTGCCTCTTTTGGATTCTCAAAGAAATCTACTTCAGGCTCACTTTGCTCAATAGGTTGTTTGTTAGAACTAAGGTTCTGCTTTATGAGTTCATCTGCTAGTTTACGAACTTCACCTACCTCTTGCGCTTGCTTGCCAATCAACTTTTCAGCCTCTTGGTGCATTTTGATGACTTCATCTAAACTCTTTTGCCTGTATTTCTCAGGAAGTTCAGCGATAGTCGGTGCTTCGGGTAGTTGATTTTGTTCCTCAACTATGTCTAACTCACTTGGCAACTCGTCTTCTTTATCAATCAACATATTCTTCCTTTTTCCTGCCGTTATCGGTTCTAGGACATTAAACTCGGCATTTCTGCTTAGGAGTTCTCTTTTTGCTCTTGCTTCAATTTGTCTGTGTGCTTCTTCTCAAATTTCATCCATGAGGACGGAAAATGACCAGACCACCCTTCCAAATTAACGCTTGGAGCACTTATGATGCGGTTGGCTGTCTCACCGCAACTTGAACACCGAACTTCATCTGTCTCATAATCAGTTAGTTTCTCGGTGTTATGTCCGCTTACGCAGACAAATTCATAAATTCTTTTCATTCAATTCCTCGTACGCTTGTGTGCTGACCTGTTTAAGGGTTTTTAGCCACGTTAGGATAGAAAGTTCGCCTTTTTTGAATTGTAGGCTTTTTTCATCAGGGATTGTACTGATATTGTTCAACGAATTTATCATTGTGTCAATATCCTCCATTAAGTCCTTCCACCCGTCCATTGACATCATGTCAAAGCGGGCTTCATAGTACTTTTGCAGATCAGGGGTCATTTAGACAATCCTTTGTGCCGCTACTTGTGCTTGATATGCGGCTATCACTTCTGCTGTCCATGCGGCATTGCATATTGCCACTACATTTGCTGGTTGACCTGTTAGGTCTTGACCGGGCGTTAGGCTTGTACGATGGTATGTCTGTGCTATCTGCTCACCATCTTTTAGGATGCGTGTTGCCTCGCGGTACAGCACTATGCCGTTTTCGGTTACTGTAATTTGGTCGATTACTTTGGTTTCCGTGAGTGTTGACATTGTGTTTCCTTTAAGTTGAAGTTGGGTATGTAACTGCGCCTATTACACGGGTTGAATTTCCTAAAGCAGCAAACCCATTTAATCCAACACCTACTGAATTTGCTGTATTTGCCACAAAATTAATTGATGTAACCCCATTATTTATATAAAATGAAATAAAGTTTACAGCAACACCAAGATTTGTGTAATACGAAACTGACCCAGTAACAGGGGCAGAAAATGTGTTTGTAAAAGGAAAATTGGTTATAGAGCTGGTGCTTCCTGTTCCAATTAAACTAATTTGTAAATCAAAACTGCAAGTGACAAGTCTGCCAACTTTTGTATAAATACCAACGTTATTTACTGAATAAGTTGCAGTTCCACCAACACTAGGTGTCCAAGTCCCTTCCTCATAATCATCAAGCGTATTTGCGTCAGATGATGCTGATTGAGTTGCGGGGAAAGTAATGCCATTAGCACCAGAGCCTATTACAAGATTACCAGTTAATGTGCCACCAGTTAAAGGTAAAGCCGCAACCGCTTGGGTTGTGCTGTTGTTAAATGTGATACCAGCCGTTCCATCAATGATTACAGTCATGCTGTCTCCAAGGCCACTATACGGGCGGTTAGTGCGTTGATTTTTTCGGCTTGTGTGTCGTTTATTGCTTTTAGTTCTTTAATAGATGCCACAAGCAATGGGATTACTTCCGTGTATTTCAAAGATAGTGCTTCTTCATTTGAAGCATCTAATGCTTGTGGAAAGATACCTTCAAAATCTTGAGCAATTAAAAATGAACGGCTAACACCTTCTTCATCAGTTTTAAATCTACCAGTAACAGCACGTAATGCTGAAACCTTTTGTAAAGAATCTTGAATAGGCGCTAAATCTGTTTTTAAACGCTCATCTGATGTTGATGACCAAGATGTATTTCCTGATGTTAGCAATACTCCCGTTCCATTTTGGTTATAAACACGTAATTGGTTGCTAGAGTCAGCCCCTACGTACCAACCTACATTACCTGCGCTTGTATTTCTTAAAAATAATTGCCCATTAGATGAACCACTATAAAAGTGACCACACCCTGTGCCGTTTAAAAGGTCTCCAGAATTAATGCTTGTAGTTCCCACCAGCAAGTTACCGCTAGTGTCAAGACGCATAGCCTCTGCGTTATTAGAATAAAAAGTTGGAAAGTATGCGCCAGTTGTTTGGATAGCACCTATGCGAACTTCACCGCTTGTTGGGTTTAATAAGAAACCAGCCTTTGCTTCGCCATTGTATTGAAGTACCAAACCCTTTGTATCTGCTAAAGCCACATTAATACCTAGTGTGTTTTGTGGCGAAGTAGTACCAATCCCAACCTTCTGTGAAGCATCAACAGTAATCGCAGTAGTCTCGTTTGTCTGTATGTTTAGGATGCCGCTGTCATCTCCCGTAGAGATAAGACCGCCATTTCCAGCACTCGTAGAATTTATCGATGATGCCAATTTACTTCTCCTTACAATTATTGAAGTGCCATCTTGGCATTGCTGTTAATCCACCAGTTTTTCCGCAATGTGGACAAGTTACTATCCCATATTTGCGACCTGTATTTGCCTTGATTATTGCTTGACGACCAGCCTCAGACAACACAGTCTTTGGTCGGTTTGCTTTAATTTTTGCAATTGTTTCATCTGACAGCACAGCACCTTTTCTATGACTTGGCTTGCCAATTTTTGCAAGGCTTTGCTTTTTCTTTGTTTCCTCAGAAGTTGGTATGCCTTTATTCCAAGGAATTGACCCCATTTTCTTGGCTGAGATTTTCGCCTTTGCTTCATCAGAGCAAGGAACACCTTTGTTTGATGGAGACATCCCTAATCTATGTTTGTTGCCAGTTGCATCTGGTGGACATCCACCGCCAAATGCGTGATTCCACCCAATGTTGTTTGTTGGTCTAAGCCTTGTTTCTATCATTAGGCAATACCATCTGTCAGCAATTAAAATAACTTTTTTTACTAGATTGTCCCAACCATATGACTTAATGGCATTTTTAAGGTGACCATTCTGAGTCCTATTTTTGTGAGACTCCCATCTACGGCCAATATCATTAGACACACCAATGTATCCCTGACTGAACATATCAGTATGGTCAGGGTGGTGAATCCAATAAACGCTAGTAGCCATTATTGTGTTCCTTCGTCTGCGGGAATAGGCGTGTTGCCTTCAGCCACCCACGCTAAATAGGCTTGGTAGTCTGAATTAGCGGGGTCAAAGGGAATGTATGCGCCATCAGATAAACGCTTAACTGTTGTTGGGTTTTCTATTAATTTATACATGGTT